CCTCAGTGATGAGGTCAATTCCAAAGAAGTCATGCGCTCCACCCATCTCTTGGGTGAAGTCTTTCTCAGGAAAGCTTCGGTACTTTGCTGAAACCAGACTGCCGTCCCTGTAATAGGGAAAACCTATGCAATCCGATTCTTGATTGATTTTCTTAAAGAACTTGCGCGATGCAAACAACTTGAAATGGTCTGCGGTTTCTTTGCTGATGCCGCGAGACGCAAGGTATTCGTAGTGTGCGGAAGTGAGTGATTGCTTCACGACCGTGGGCTTTGGGACTGCGTCAAACCGAACAGGATTCATGTCTCTTTCCCTTTGGAACCCTGACTCTCCGCAGTGATGGCAGAAATACTTAACTCCATCTTCTGTCCGCGTCAGGTTTAAATCTTTGAGGTTTTTCTTTCTGCGAGCCGGAGAACAAAAAGGGCAGACCACTCGCGCTGTCTGCCCTTCAAATGCTGGAATCATTTCATTGACCCATCCTTGTTCCTTTTAAACGAACGATTCTTGCTGGGTGCTTGAAGTGTTGTCCCGTCCTTGTTTGTTCCTCCCTTGCTTAACGCGACTTTATGGGCAATGTCTTTGCCTTCTCTGTTTAAACCTTTCTTGTCCGCAGCCCGCCTTGCCCGCTGCCGTTCCATGCGGTTTTCGTGTTCGCCACGCTCAACCTGCGTCTTGTATTCCTGCTTGTAGTTCCTCATACGGCCTCCCAAACCCGCTGTTGTCTGCCTGATGAACCCTTCCGGGTTTCCGTGGTGGGTCGTGCCAGACCCATCTTTTCCAGATCCGACAATCTGCGCCAAACTTGATCAGGACGCAAGCGTGTTCTGCTCGCAATCTCCTCAAAGGTTCCAGGCCTGCGCTTTAAACAGATCATGATGATCGAGCAAAGCTCAAACGCGAAGTCTAGTTGCTTGGCTGCTGCGTGTGAGGTCGCCGGGTCAGTTGACCGTGCATTGTCTGCGAAGTCTATTGTCTTGTTGTCATGTGGATCTTTCATGTTCTCTTCTCAAAACTATCAATTCGATTTCCTATCCATTGCATGACCGGCACGGCCATGCTGTTGCCCAGCGCCTTGTAGCGGGGGCCGTCAGGCGACTCAGGCTTGCCGCGCCACGGTATGTTGGTGTAGTTGTCCGGGAACCCCTGAAGCCGCTCGCACTCGACCGGCGTCAGGCGGCGGACTTGCATGGCGGTCTGGACCGCCGTCGGGTTCTTCGCCCCCATGCTCGGTGCTAGGTTCTCGGTGCTGGCGTGCTGGGTGCCGCTGAGGTTGGCGGGGAATGCCATCGGCTGCGCCACCGCATGGCTGTGCCCCTTGGTCAGCGTGTAGGCTGGGTCGCCAGCCTCACCAATGCCAAAGCCTGTGTCACGGCCCAAGGCTTCATGGCGCAAGGCCACCATGGTGTTGATGGGCATGGGCTGTGCCACCGCTTGCGTCGCTTGCATCACCGCCCAGACCTGCTGCGTCACCTCGCTGGACTGAGGGCTGCGGCTCGGGTCGTTGGCGGCGGTAATTGTCGGGGCCACCACCGGCGTCTGGCCCTCATCCAGCGTACTGTTGATGCCCTTGTGCATCCGAGCGGTCAGGCAGTTGGCAACGGCGTAGGGTTGCAATGCGTCGGCCTCTGATCCGTTTCCTGTGCGACTGAACGGAGCGCCCGTTCCAACTGTGGGGGCACCTTCTTGCCCCTTTTCTCTGCTCGGCGCAGAATCCCGGCGCAGGCTCTCGCGCTCAAAAAGAACCGCTGCGGCAGGTCGCCAGTCTCCAAGATACCCAACAACGAACACACGCCTGCGGCGCTGTGGAACTCCGAAGAACTGTGCGTCCAACACTCGGTAAGCGAACCCATACCCGAGTTCAGCCACCGCCCCGAGGAAGGAACCAAAGTCCCGTCCTCCCCCCGATGACAAAACACCGGGGACGTTTTCCCACACAAACCACTGCGGTTTAAATCGATCAAGAATTCCGCAATAGACGAGGGCCAGGTTCCCACGCGGGTCTGCCAATCCCTTTCGGAGTCCTGCGACTGAAAATGACTGACAGGGTGTTCCTCCCACAAGCACATCTGGTCGCTCAATTTCCCACTCCTGATATTTCGTCATGTCACCAAGATTCGGCACAGCAGGATAGTGATGCCGCAACACGGCAGACGGAAACGCCTCAATTTCGCTGAATCCAACAGCCTCCCACCCAAGCGTTCCCCACGCCACACTCGCAGCCTCAATCCCACTGCATACAGATAAATATCGCATTTCTTTCCAATGGCCCTAAAGGGCCATGTTTTGTAGGATTCACCCCAAAGACTCCCCCTACCCCACAGGGTAAAGGGAGGATGTCACCCGCCTTGACGGCATCTGCATGATCATTTCTGATCCCCCAGGCTTGCAGATTCGACTAGCCCCACGGATTGTTCGGGAACTGCCCCCTAGTCTTTCGACGTACCGTGTCGCGGTTTTCTTCCGAGCGGCCCCACTTGCGGCCCCTGCTGTCGTGCGGAGTACGGATGGCGTGGAGGCAAAAAAAAAACCGTCTGCCAAGACCCCGGTGGAAGAACCCTAGTTTGCGGCTAAGGCTACCCCTGACGGGGTCGGAGTCTTGATAGACGGTTCTCAGTCGGCTTCCACACCAACATCGCAATCCTACATCAGAAACAATTGGTCGTGCAATTCCCCCCGAAACAGCAGGTCGTGCAGGTGACAATCCGCCCGTTCATGACGTAGGTGTGGGTGGAGCAAGCCGCCCATGCAGCGCCGCTTGCGAGAAGGCCCAAAACGAAGATCAGCTTTTTCATCATCATCTCCTGTTGCCCCGGAAACCACCGGGATGTGCAAATATTAACAAACAATATCGTTGTGTCAATAAATATTTGATAGTGTTTAAATGTGCAGTAGACAACATCTTTCATTTCATGTAGAGTGCTGCTGTCTCTTCTCCTTGTGTGATGGTTTGCCCCCACTGGTTGGGGGCATTTTTTTTACCTCGATCTCTGCCCTCGGACAATCCTTGTCCAACCCCCAATAGATGTGTTTTTCCTTGACCTGTCTGTCGTTTGTGTAAACAACACCCTGCAACAGATCAAGAATCAGTGACTCATCTAGGTCAGGTCGACGGCTCGCGTAGTAGATCTTCATGCTGACCGACAGATCCCCTTCCAGAAGCTCTTTAATCGGCCTGCATTGCTTTAAAAACGCATCGGCATAGGCACGAGCCTTGTCGCTCTTGATGACCCGTATCGAGCCTCTAATCGAGACAACCTTCCTGCTGTTCGCCTTCGATGCAGGCTCACCCAAAACGACCACTTGCACAACCTCAGAAGTGATAGTATGATTGCAACCGTTCTCACTAACAGGAACATCATTCATGGAAATCACCAACAAGTTTGGAGCGCCAGAACCCCTGGTCACTCTCGCTTCAAAAGACTACTACGAAAAGGGTGCGAGTCACTACTCTGTGACTGAGCTTCTGTCCCCGCCCCGCATCCGTAGGCTGCGGCAGAAGCATCACGAGGACATCGAGGTCGATGTGTCGGACTCTCTGTGGCAGATGCTGGGCTCGGCTCTCCATGTCATCGCTGAGAGGGCGAAGACCAAGAACTGGACCAACGAGGAACGGATCTTTGTAGAGATCAACGACTGCCTGATCTCGGGGCAGATTGACGCCCAACAGTTCACTGACAATGGCGTGATCCTTTGGGACTACAAATTCACCTCTGCCTACTCGGTGATGAATGATAAGCCTGAGTGGGAAGAGCAACTGAATCTCTACGCTCAGTTGGTCAGGATGGTGAAGGGTCAGACTATCGCAGGGCTTCGTATCTGCGCCCTGATTCGGGATTGGTCTCGCCACAAAGCCACTGATGAAAACTACCCCCGCTCACAGATTCATGTGATCGAGATCCCTTTGTGGGATGAAGAGACCGCAGAGAAGTTCCTGAAAGAACGTCTTGAGCTTCACAGAGATGTTCACATGGACTTTGAGCTTCATGGACAGCTTCCACCCTGCACCCCGCAGGAACAGTGGAGGACTGAGACAACCTACGCGGTTAAACGCGAAGGACGCAAGACCGCAATCAAAGTGTTTGACAACCGTGCTGAAGCAGATGAACGAGCAATCAAGGAGAAAGGCTATGTCGAAGTCAGAGAAGGTGAGCCCCGCCGCTGCACAGGAAACTTCTGTGGA